CCTCGGCTGGACCGATCCCCAGATCGCCGCCCACTGCCGCATGACCACCTACACCACCGCGCGAATCCGCGACCGCCTGCGGCTCGCGCCGAACCGCCAAGGAACACGGAATGACCTGGTTCAAAGTGGACGACACCCTGCACTCACACACGAAGTCCATGCGCGCGGGCGAGGCCGCGATGGGGCTGTGGGTGCTGGCCGGGTCGTGGGCGAGTAACCAGCTCACCGACGGGTGGGTGCCCGCCTACGTGGCGCGGCGACTCAGCCCGAACGCCGACGACCTCGCCGCGACGCTCGTTCGCGTCGGCCTGTGGATCCCCGACGAGCATGACGGCGAACCGGGGTGGTGGTTCCACGCGTGGGGCGAGTACCAGCCGTCACGCGAGGACGTGGAGACCAAGCGCGCGGATGCCCGCGAGCGGATGCGCAAGATTCGCGCCCGCGGCACGGCTCGCCAGGCCGGACCCGCCGAGGATAGTTCGGCCGATGTTCGCGCGAACGAGCCGCGAACGAACACGGAACGTTCGCAGCACGTTCGCGACCCCCGTCCCGACCCGTCCCGTCCCGAAGTTCCTTCTACCGAAGGAACTTCCGTGGAGGCACGCAAGCGCGCCACGGGACGCGCTACGCGCATCCCCGACGACTTCGACGTGAACCCCGAGATGGTCGCGTGGGCCCGCGAGCACACCCCGCTCGTCGGCCGAACCGAGACCGACAAGTTCGTCGACTACTGGCGCGCGAAGTCCGGGCAGGGCGCGACGAAACGCGATTGGGTCGCGACGTGGCGCAACTGGATGCGACGCGCTCAGGAGGACGCAGAGCGCCGCACACCCGCCCGCGCAGGGCAAACCACCAAGGCAGACCGGATCGACGCTCTCGATGCGTTCCTGGTCCAGGATGAGCCCCACCTGCGCGCGCTACCGGGCGGTGCGGCATGAGCCTCACGCAGAACGAGATCGTCGGCGTGCTCAAGGTCGCCACCGCCTACGACGGCCGCCAGCGCGGCGAGGCCGACGTGGCCGCATGGCTGGACTCCGCCGCCCGCGCCGGGTGGACCTACCCCGAAGCGCTGGAAGCCGTGAAGGACCACTTCGCGTTCGACGGCAGCTGGATCGGCCCTGCGGTGGTGACCAAGCGGATCCAGGCCCGCCGCGATGCCGCCGAGCGGGCCCGGCTCGCCGAACTCTGTGCCGCCAAGCGCGCCGAGCTCGAATCCGGCGACGCGGACCACACCGCCGACCCCGACCGTGTCCGGTCCGTTGTCGAGGCCGTCGCCGACCGCCTCGGCTGGCAGCGCAAGCCCAAGCGGACCCACGCGGCGCTCGCCGTCGCCTGCCCCCACTGCCAGGCCGCCCCCGGCCGCCCCTGCGCCCGCGTCATCCGCCGCGGCCACCGCGCAGGCGAATTCGTGCCCCTGTCCACCGTCCACGACTCGCGCGTGGGTGCCTTCCAGAACGGAGACCGCTAACCATGTCCCTACCCAAGATCAACGGAGAAGTCGCCCGGCTGTGGGCCGATCCCGAACTGCGCTGGACGCCCGGCGGTAAGGCCGTGGTGACGGTGCCGCTGGTGTTCAACAAGCGCAAGCGCACCGACGCCGGGGAGTGGGAGGACGCCGGCTCGATGTTCGTCCGAGCACAGGCGTGGGAGCAGTTCGCGGAGAACATCGCCGAGTCGCTGTCCAAGGGCGACGAGGCTGTGGTGGCCGGCGAGCTGTCGGTGCGCGACTACGACCGCAAGGACGGCAGCAAGGGCCAGTCCATCGAGCTCGCCCTGTTCGCGATCGGCCCGAACCTCAAGCGCCACCAGGCCAAGACGTTGCGCATCGACCGCCAAGACGCGCCCGAGTCCACACCCACCGGCGACCCATGGGGAAGCGCGCCCCGCGGCGGCAACTTCGCCGACGAACCCCCGTTCTGATCCCGAGTCCCGGCCCCAGATTTGCCGCACAGGCCCGAAACCCGAACCGGAGTATCGATATGGATCCCCGAACCGCCGCAGACGACGTACCGCGGTGCGACGCATGCCGCGAACCCGTCATCTACGCCATCGTGGCCGGCGCCGCCACCGCATTCGACCGCAACAGCGAACACACCGGCGACCACACCATGCACGTCGATCCCCGTACTCGGCGCCGCATCGCCGTCAAGCTCCGCACCAACCAAATCCCGGGCGCCCGCCGCGCCGGACAGCAGCTTTACCAACTCCACCGCCGCAGCTGCACCAAGGCCCTGTCCGGCAGTAGGGGCGGTGCTCGATGACCACGATCGACCTACAAACCGAGCCCTGCATCCTCGACCGCTGCCAGCGCACCGCCGAGCCCGGCCGCTACACATGCGAGCCCTGCGCCGAGCGGATGCGCAGGTGGCTCCGCGAGATCGACGACTACGCCGCCACCCTCACCACGGCGCCCGGCCGCGGTGGCGATGGTGGCCGGCGGTCCCCCGGCTACGGCAGCAGGCCACCCGCGAACCTCGACGTAATCGCCGCACTCGACCCGCGCAGCGTCGCGCACGTGATCGGCCCCGACGACACCGACGACGCCACCCGATCCATCATCGGCACCGTGAACCGCTTGTGCGGCTGGGTGCATTCCGAGCTGCGGAGGCTCGACGCCGACCACCATGCGCCGCCCCGGGAATTGACGATCACCAGGGGAACCGGGTGGCTGCGCGGATACATCGACTGGTGCACCCGACAGGTTTGGGCCGACGATCTCGCCGATGACCTCCGCGAGCTGCACGCCCAGGTGCAACGGCTCGCCGGAAACTCGACCCGGCCGCTCGCCCCGTGCTGGGACTGCGGCGGCCCGCTGTGGCCGGTCGGCGATACCGACACGCTCGCGGTGCGCTGCGGGGACTGCGGCAACTCCTACGATGGGCTCGACCTGTTGAACATCGGGCAGCGACTCGCGTTCGAGATGATGGGGACAGCATGACCAGGCCGCCGATCGTCCGCTACCGCGACGGCCGCGCCCTGGTCGACCGGTCATCCCTCGCGAAGCTCACCGGCCGCTCGGTGCACACCATCCGCGGCACATGCCCGATCGCCGACCGCGACCGCAGCACCGGTCGCCCGCTATACGACGCCCAGCAGTGCGCGCAGATCCTCGCCACCATCCCCGCGCGCGACCGGCAGCCCGGTGCGCTAGCCGCTGAGGCAGCTGGCGTGCTGCGCCACGACGAGATCAAACGCCCCAAAGTGGTTCAAGCAACGTGAGATAATCTCCCCATGGCGGAGCAGCGTGACCACGGTGGCCCAGTTTGTAGAGCGTGCGGTCGCGAATCTTCCCCCGGCGCGGGCGCATGCGAGGCGTGCTACATGGAGTTCGACCGCAAAGGGCGAGTCAAGACAATTCGCGGCCGGAATCCAGACGACGTGCTACGCGCGCATGCGGCTGCACAAGGACAAGCAAACGAATGGCTGGGACTCCACCGCTCTCCGTGGGTGTCGGGTTCGTTCTATCTGACCCTCTTCATCGTCATACTCGCTGCACTGCTTGTGGTGGCGCGTCTGGTTCCTCTGCTTGTGCTGCCCGTCATCGTTGTGGGAGGGCTGCTCGCGGTATCGGTCGTTGGAGCATTTCAAATGCGGCAGGACGGCTCGCTTGGTGAGCAGAGTTTTCTACGGCTAATGACCGCAACGCTAACGCAGCTACCGTCGGTCCTAACCCGGCGGAAGCGTTAGACCAAGTTCCCCACTGATCGACCGTACGACCCTGGCGCGGCTGTCCGGCCGCAGCGTGCACACCATCGGTGGCGCCTGCCCCATCGCCGACCGTGACCGATCCGGTCGGCCGTTGTACGACGCCCAGCAGTGCAAGCAGATCCTCGCCGTCACCGCCACCCTCGCCCGGCGTCCCGGTTGCCCAGCAACCAACACCGCTGCTTGGATCACCTTCCAGCGGGGAGGAATGTGCCCGCACTGGGCTGACCGGCTTGCGCCTTGGCTAGGGGCAACACTGAATGTAGAGCGACCCGCGCTATGGTGGTCGCCGGTTCACATCGTGTTTTGCTGATCAACTTGACACGATGCGGACCAGATGGGGGGCGACGGCGGGCGCCTAAACCAACCGCCGCCCCGGGTCGGGACTGGCAGGTTAGGGGAGCGGCAACGCCCCCTGGCCTGCCAGCACAATCATGCCGAGCAGAGCCACGGTCGCGACGTAACGGATGGTGTAGAGGAAGTCCTCCCAGGGAGGACCATCCGGGTTGGTCAGCATGAACCCTCGCTTTCCTTTCCTTGGCTGGAGATCAACCCCCGAAGCGGGCTGATCAACTTGCGGCAGAGATTACTGCACGTCGACCGGGTCCAACTCGCGGGGTCGAGCATCCAAGATGCGTCCCCAAATGAATCCACATTGGACATACGGTTATTGACACTCGAGTGCCAATAACCTCCTGACCTGCAAGAACCTCACTAGTCAAGTCAAGGTCGCAATCAGATGATATTGATATCATTTTACTCAACGGGAGCAATTTGAAGTATTCCATGGTTCACTTTCGCTGGTCACGACGCCCGCCACCTGGCAATACAGGAAAAATATGCACTACCCCAAACGGGTGATGCAATATTGCACGTTATTCAACGCTTGACTAGGGACGAGAATCCAGCCCTAAACCAATCTCTATTCTGAGTGGTGACCTTTGGCTCACTCCCCGATCATCGACTCAGGCCGAGCTCGTGTCTGCGAGCTTCATGGGCAGGGCAAGACCCGCAACGACATCGCACGCGAGATCGGTCGCTCTCCAGCGAAACTCGCCGGCCGCTCGGTGCGCACCATCCGCGGCGCCTGCTCTGTCGCTGACCGCGACCGCTCCGGCCGACCGTTGTACGACGCCCAGCGGTGCGCGCAGGCCCTCGCAGCCATCCACACCCGCACCCGTCAGTCGGTGCCAACTGGCACACGCTGACACTTTGTGCTTAAATCACCTTTGTGCGGGTAGAAGTGTGCCCGCAGTCGGCAAGTCGGTTCGTGACAAGCAGAACCCCCGGCCCTTCACGGCCGGGGGTTCTTGCATGCGGGCCTAGGCGGCAGCGCGCACGTGCCCTCACCAAACGAACACCACGTAGACGCCTCGCCACCTAGCCCACGCCGTCAACCAAGCTCTAGGGCAGCGTGCCCCGCGAGCGCTTCATCCGCTGGCACTGGGACCGCCCCGCGGCGCGACACCTCTACCCGGTAGATGTCGTGCCCGCCCGGCACGTTCGGGACCATGAACCGAAACCGGCACATAAGGGTTGAGCTCGACCATGCCGAGTTCCCTAGCTCGCCCACCGCGAGCACCTCGCCGGCCGCCGACGAAACGGTGACCTGTGTGCCTTCGGTGATGTCCTCGTAGCCGTTGCCGCCCTTGCAGCCAACCGGGCCGTTGCGGACATGCGCGGCCGGCCCCAACGTGAGCTCGCCGCGAAGGTTGAACGGCTCAGGCGACAAGGCAGCGACCACGGACCACGCGCCGAACGGCAGCGCGACCATGCCCGCCGCGATCGTCCAAACCCACCACCGTGCCCACCAATGCGAACGCGACTTGCTCGGCTTCGACTGCATCGGCACTCCCTGTGGTGGTAACGCGTGACAGTACGCGCACTGTCAGCCATCGCCGCTGCGCACAGGGGTGTTACGAGGAACGAGCGGGAGGTGCGCCGTGGCGCCACCAGGCATGAGCGGCTACCGCTGGCGACAGCTCGTAGCAAGCCTGCGCACGCCCGACGCCGTGTGCTGGATCTGCGGCCACAGCATCGACATCGAGCTGAAGTTCCCAGCCCCCGGGAGCTTCACCGTCCACCACCGGGTACCGCGATCGAAGGGCGGGGATTTGCTCGACCGGGCCAACGCTGTACCCGCACACCTGCGGTGCAACAGCAGCCTCGGCAACCGGCCGCTCGTGCGACGTCGCCGAACCTCGCGCCGCTGGTGACCACGGCTCCACCCGACCGCCCCCCACCGGGAGCACGCCACCCCACACGTGCAGCCGCACCGTGCAGCACGGACCACCACGGCACATGGGCACACCGCAACGCGTACGAACGATGCGCTACTGCGGCGGGACACCACTGCGCACGGCACACGGACGAGCACCCGCACACGCCCCGCGCCAGCACAGGACATCGCGCCGAGCTCCGACATCGAGCACGCCGCGACCAAACGCAACGATCGATCACGATCAGTGATGACCACACCGCCAGGGCAGCGGGGAGGGCACGGGGGGCGGGGGGTCCGCGAGGTTACCTGCGGATAGGTGACCCCACACCTCCCGTCTCCCTTTCTCCCCCCGCGCGAAATCTTGGAGGGGCGATGCCCGAATCGGCCGCCGAGAGGCAACGGCGCTACCGCCGTCACAAGGCCGGTGACCACGGACTTTGCATCCCCGGCCGGTGTCCGGCCGTGACGCCGACCGTAACGCGTGACAACGAGCCGGATCGCGTGACGCTGGGCCCTTCCGGACAACGGTTGTGGGCGGCGATGACCGACGGCGGTCCGCTGCCTGCCATGCAGGCGGTGTTGCTGTTGGAGGCGTGCCGCATCGCCGACCGTCTCGACAAGCTCGACGCCCAGCTACGCGGCGAGGACTGGTTGCGGTTCGACGTCGACGAGACCGGCGCCGAGGTGACGGTGATCGTCGACCGCGTGCTGTCCGAGGCACGCCAGCAAGCCACCGCGCTTAAGCAGATCGTCGCCGAGCTGCGGCAGACCGCCGGCGGTGGCAAGGCGAAGCCGGCCGCGACCGGTAAGGGGGCGGGAATTGCTGACCTCACCGCCCGGATCGCTTCGCGGCGCTCGTCACCCGCGAGTTGAAATCACACCGCCCTACGTCGACACCTACGGCCCCGAAGCAATCGAGCTTGCGCGCCGCGCCGGCCTGGAACTGGACTTCTGGCAGCAGCAGGCGATCACGCTGATGTTGGCCAGTCGCGACGACGGGAAGTGGGCGTGCTTCGAGTACGCCGAGCTCGTTGCCCGCCAGAACGGGAAGGGCGGCATCCTCGAAGCTCGCGTGCTGGCCGGCCTGTTCCTGCTCGGCGAGCGGCTGATCATGTGGTCGGCGCACGAGTACAAGACGGCGATGGAAGCGTTCTTGCGGGTCAGGGCCCTGATCATGCGGTTGATCGATGAGGGCCTGGTGGACGCTGACGCCGTCAAGGTGAACAACACCAACGGCGAAGAGGGATTCGAACTGCTCGGCACCGGGCAGCGGCTCAAGTTCATCGCCCGGTCGAAGTCGTCAGGCCGCGGGTTCTCCGGTGACCTCAACATCATCGATGAGGCATTCGCCTACACACCGGCGCAGCACGCGGCGTTGATGCCGACCATGTCGGCACGCCCGAATCCGCAGATCATCTACACGTCGTCGCCGCCGCTCGACGGCGAGTCCGGCGATGTGCTGTTCGGTCTGCGGGCGCGCGCCGAGGCCGGTGGGGATGACTCGCTCGGCTACCGGGATTGGGGCGCGGCCGGCGACCTTGACCACCTCGACGCGCTCGACCTCGACGACCGGCAGCTGTGGGCCGCGACCAATCCGGCCGTCGGAGTGCGTATCACCGAAGAGACCATCGCGCGCGAGCGCCGGTCGATGACGGCGGTGGACTTCGCCCGCGAACGGCTCGGCGTGTGGCCGCGGCGCGTCGAGGGCGGTGGCGCGATCGACGTCCAGCAGTGGGCGAAGCTGGCCGACCCCGACTCGCAGGCCGGCGACGACGTGGTGTTCGCCGTCGAAGTCGCCTACGACCGCAGCACGTCGAGCATCGCGGCGTGGTCGGTGCGCGCCGACGGGCTCGGCCACGCCGAAGTGATCGACCAGCGGCCCGGCACCGATTGGGTTGTTGGTCGCCTGGTGGAGCTGCGGGACCGGTGGAACCCGGTGGCCTTCGGCGTCGACGGCAAGGGCCCAGCGCTGTCGTTGGTGTTCGACCTGGAAGCCGCCGGGATCAAGCGCCCGGGCGATCCAGAGAAACCGGGCCGCGGTGATCTGGCGGTGTTGTCGCTGCCGGAGATGGCCGCGGCGTGCGGGCAGCTGCTCGATGCGATCGCACAGGGGACGTTTCGCCACCTCGACGACCCGGACCTGAATGCCGCCGCTGCCGGCGCTGCCACACGCCCGGTGGGAGATGTCGAGGTATGGGGCCGCCGCAACGCCACCGCCGAGATCAGCCCGCTGACCGCGGTGACCGTGGCGCGGCGCGTGTACATGACCCGAATCGACGCGATCAAGAAGCCCAAGCGCAAACCGCTCGCGGCGTGGGCATGAAGGGAGGCGAGATGTCCCAGACCGAAATCATGCTGCTCGTCGTGCTCGTCGTGGCGTGCGCGCTGGTCGTGACCGGCGTGGCGCTGATCGCGGTGGCCGCGGCGTTCATCCTCGCCGGCCTGTTCACGGCCGCGCTGGGCTTTTTCTTTCTGACTGAGGTGGGCCGATGAGGCTTTCGCAGCGGCTCACACGTGGCCGCAAAGCATGGTCCGAACCGCCGTTCTGGTCGCTGGACCGGTTGCCGATGCTCGGTTCCGCCGGTGTGCTGGCCGACCGGGAGAAGATCGGCAACGACTACGAGGGATACGTCCGGGGCGCCTACAAGTCCAACGGAATCGTGTTCGCCTGCATCCTCGCCCGGCAGCTCGTGTTTTCCGAAGCGCGGTTCCAGTGGCAGCGGATGAGCACTGGCCGGCCTGGTGACCTGTTCGGCACGCCAGATCTCGCGCTGCTGGAGACGCCTTGGCCGAACGGCACCACCGGTGAACTGCTGGCGTGGATGGAGGCCGACGTCTCGTTGGCGGGCAACTTCTACGCCACGATCACCGACGACGCCGGCCACTTCGGTAAGTCCGCGACCGGGCCCGGTCGGCGCATCACGCGGATGCGGCCCGATTGGGTCACGATCGTGCTCAACTCGCAGTCGGGCGACCCGTACGCGCTCGATACGAAGATCGTCGCCTACGTCTACGAACCGCCGGTTACGGCCGGGCTGCGGTCCGAGCCGGTGACTCTGCTCGCCGATGAGGTGTGCCACTACTCGCCGATCCCGGACCCGGAAGCACGGTTCCGCGGGATGTCGTGGTTGACGCCGGTGTTGCGGGAAATCGAGGCGGACAAGGCCACCACGCACCACAAGAAGCGGTTCTTCGAAAACGGTGCGACGCCGCAGGTGATCGTCAGTCTCGACACCGACGACGACGACACGTTTCAGCAGTTCGTCGAGATGTTCCGCCGCAACCACCGCGGCCCGGACAAGGCCGGCGAAACCCTGTTCCTGGCCAACGGTGCGGACGCGAAAGTCGTGGGCGCCGACCTGAAGCAGCTGGATTTCAAGAACACGCAAGGCGCCGGGGAAACCCGGATCGCCGCGGCGGCGAGCGTGCCGCCGGTGATCGCCGGTTTCTCCGAGGGGCTGCAAGCGGCGACGTATTCGAACTACGGGCAGGCCCGCCGGCGGTTTGCTGACGGCACGATCTACCCGCTGTGGCGCTCGGCCGTGGGAAGCCTGCAAACGCTGCTGCCCCCGCCGGACGGGGCGCGGCTGTGGTTCGACCCCTCCGACGTCGCGTTCCTGCGGGAGGACCGGCGGGACGTCGCCGAGATCCAGCAGGCGCAGGCAATGACCATTCGGCAGCTCGTCGACGCCGGATTCGACGCCGCGAGCGTGGCTGCCGCCGTCAAGGCCGAGGACTTCGGGCTGCTCACGCACACCGGACTGTTCTCCGTGCAGCTGCAACCGCCCGGCAGCGGGCAGACCACCAACGAACCTGGACAGGAGGCGACGTGATGGATACCAAGCGCCTGCACGTCGAGGTGAAAGACGCCGATGAGGACCGCGGCGAAGTGACCGCCGTGTTCTCGACGTTCAACGTGAAGGACTCGGACCAGGACGTGACGCTGCCTGGCGCGTTCGAGGACGGCGCCCCGGCTCTGATCTCCGCCTACGGTCACACGTCGTGGTCTGGTCTGCTGCCCGTCGGCAAGGGCACGATCACCAGCACCAAGACCGAGGCCGTGTTCACCGGCCGGTTTTTCATGGACACCACGCATGGCGCGGACACGTTCCGCACCGTCAAGCACACCGGCGAATTGCAGGAGTGGTCCTACGGGTACGACCCGGTGGAGTTCTCCTACGGCGACCACGACGGCGAACGCGTCCGCTTCCTCAAGCGGTTGCGCGTGCATGAGGTGTCGCCGGTGATGCTGGGCGCCGGCGTGGGTACGCGCACGCTCGCGGCGAAGTCCGCGGGCGGCATGAAGTTTTCCGATGAGGCCGAGGCGGTCATGGCCGCGGTGAAGGCACTCACGGATCGAGCCGCGGACGTCTTGGCGAAGCGGCAGGAAAAGGGCAAGGGGCTGGGCGCCGAATCCACGGCGCTGCTGGCAGACGTCGAGGCCGAGTTGAAGCGGCTCGGCGAACTCGTCGGCTCCGCGCCCGCACCCGATGTGACAACCGATGCGCAGCGCGAATTTCTGCGGTTCCTGCGCACCACTCGGGGCTGACCGATCACCATCCGTCCAAGGAGGACACCCGTGGAATTCCCCGCGCTGAAGGAGGCGGAAGACCGCCTTTCGGCCAAGCAGTCCGAGCTGGCCAAGATCTTCGCCGAGGCCGGCGACGACCTGAACATGGACAACGTCAAGTCGCTCGGCGGCGACACCGCGGCCAAGGTCGACCACATCCGCAAGCTCAACGCCGAGCTCGACGAGCTCGGCCAGAAGGCCGCCGACTTGCAGATGGTCGCCAAGGCCGCCGAGCGTGCCCGCCAGGTGCCGGAGCAGCGCGAGTCCGGCGCCGAGACCGGCGGCGAGCGGAAGGGACGGCCGGCCGAGCTGAAGTCTCTGGGCGAGCTGTTCACCGACTCGGTTGCCTACAAGGGCAAGCAGGGGTCCAGCGGCCCCGAAGCGCACCTGGACATCGAGCTGAAGACCCTCTTCCAGACGACCGCGGGGTGGGCGCCGGAGACCACCCGCACCGGCCGCGTGGTGGACTTCGCCACTCGCCCGATTCAGGTCATCGACTTGATCCCGCAGACCACGACCGGGCAGTCCGCCGTGGTGTACATGGAAGAGACCACGTTCACCAACGCCGCGGCCGAGACCGCCGAAGGCGGCGCCTACCCCGAAGCGGCGCTGGCGCTCACCGAGCAGTCCAGCCCGGTGCGCAAGACGGCGGTGTTCCTGCCTGTCACCGATGAGCAGCTGGAAGACGAGCAGCAGGCCGCCGGCTACGTCAACAACCGGCTGCCGTTCATGCTGCGTCAGCGGCTCGACTCGCAGATCCTCGTGGGCAACGGCACCGCCCCGAACCTGCGCGGCATCCTCAACGTCGTCGGGATCCAGACGCAGGCCAAGGGCACCGACCCGGTGCCCGACGCCATCTACAAGGCGCTGGTGAAGACCCGCGTTGCCGGGCAGGCGATGCCCAACGCGGTCGTGATGCACCCGAACGACTGGCAGGACGTCCGACTGCTGCGCACCGCGGATGGCATTTACATCTGGGGCTCGCCGTCGGAGGCCGGCCCGTCCCGCATCTGGGGCCTGCCGGTCGCTGAGGCGCAGGCGATCACGGAGAACACCGCGCTCGTGGGCGACTTCGCGAACTTCTCCGAGCTGTCGGTGCGGCGCGGTCTCGACGTGCAGGTGTCCAACTCGCACGCCGACTACTTCGTGAACGGCAAGCAGGCGATGCGGGCGGACCTGCGCGCCGCGCTGGTGATCTACCGTCCGGCCGCGTTCTGCACGGTCACCGGCATCTGATCCGGCATCTGATCCATCAACCACGGGCGGGCGCCCGCTTCGAGCGCCCGCCCGGTGAGGGGAGAAACCATGCCCACGATCCAGGGTGGCAAGGTCATCGAAGGCGCCGGGCTCGACGCCCCGCTACAGAACGCGGGCGCGCCGGCGAGTGGCGCGGGCGGAACGTACTCGGGTACGGCCGTGGTCGGGTCGCTGCTCATCGACACCGCCAACGGCAAGCTCTACATCTGCACGAACGCGACGGCCGGCGCGTCGTTCGCGTGGACGCTGGTGGGGGCGCAGGTCTGATGGCTCTGGAAATGAACACCTCCACAGGACGCGGCGAGCTCGTCAAGGTCGACGCGAAGATGTGGCGCACCGCCGACGGCGAACGGCTGGTGCCCGACGGCGACCCGGATGCGGCGGTTCTGTACTGCACGCCGGGGATGCAGGTGCCGCGCGCCGAAGCCGAGCGTTACCGGCTGCTCGGCGACAGCGACGACCACTCCGCCGAGCCCGATCTTGAGCAGGAGCAGGAACCCGGGGCCGATCTCGAGCACGAGCCCGAGCCCGAGCCGGACGGCAAGGCGGCGCAGGCACCGCCGAACAAGGCCCGCAGTCCGCGGCGGAAGTAAGCCGGAGGTGAGCTGATGGCCACGCTCGACGTGCTCACGCTCGACGACGCGAAAGCGGCGCTGAACGTCAACGCCACCAACGTGGATGACGTCGAGCTCGCGTCATGGGTCACCGCCGTTTCGCAGCGGCTCGACAAGCTCGTTGGGCCCGTCGTCAAGCGCGCGATCACCGACGAGACGCACGACGGCGGGCACCACGAGGTGTTCCTTGAGCACTACCCGGTCCGCTCGATCACGGCGATGACCGAGTACGACGGCATCACGGCGGTGGCGTTGGCCGCAGAGACGAACGCCAGCAGGCCGGCGGATGGCTACCTGCCCGACCGGTACAGGCCGGACCGTGCGCTGCTGTCGAGTCGAATCCGGCGCCGTCGCGCTGGCGCCGACGCGATGTTCGCGGCGGGCCGGTCCAATGTCGTGGTGTCCTACGAGGCGGGCCGGTTCGACAGCACCGAGACAGTCGGCGACCGATACAAGGCCGCGGCGCGGTTCCTGCTGATCAACCTGTGGCGTTCACAGGAGGACAGCGTTGGCCAGAGCGCCGAGTTCGACGTCCCCATGTTGTCGTTCCCAGCGTTCGCGATACCGCGGGTCGTGCGGGAAATGCTCGCCGGCGAAGTCCAAGAGCCGCGGGTGATGGTCGCATGAGCGCCGGAACGACCCTTCCCGCAGTGAAGCGCGCATTGCTCGACGCGCTCGCCGCGCGCCCTGGCCTGTCCGGGGTGCAGGTGTCCTACGAGATGCCGCAGCGAGCGCTGGCCGGCGAGGCGATGTGGTTCGGAGAGGACACCGAAACCGAGACCGGCATCCCGGTGATGAAGGCGGGCACGAAACACGTCGACGAGACGTATGCACTGCCGTTCGTGGTGCAGGTGCTTTTGACCGACGGCCGCGACGCCGAAGCCGCAGACCTACGGGCGGCGGCGCTGCTCGTCGAGTTTCAGCAGGCGCTAGCCGAAAATCCACGGATCACACCCGCGATCCAGTGGGCCGAGCTGGGCGGCTGGTCGCATCACGTCGGCCCGATCGGCGACGGCTCGTCGCGCGGCAGCCGGTTCGATGTGCTCGTGCGGGTCCGCGCCCGCCTGTCCCCGTAACCCTGTCCACCCGCACCCCGCCGCACGCGGGGTGGCTTCGCATGCCCGGGAGCGGATCACATGCGCATTACCTACATCGGCCCGTTCAAGGCGGTCGACGTGCCATCGCTGGGCATCACCGCCCAGCACGGCACGCCGATCGAGGTACCCGACGAGCCGGCCGCCCGACTGCTGGAGCAGTCGACGATTTGGGCCGAGGCCAAGGCGCCGAAGCCCGCCAGCAAGACCGCTAAGGAGGGTGACTGATGGCGATCCCGAGCGGGCTGGATGCCCAGTTGATGACCGGCGAGCAAACCAGCTACGCCACTGCGGCCACGGTCGATCGTGGCTACGAGTTCCGGGCCGAAGCGCTGTCGCTGGAAGCGCAGCGCATCGAATCCTCTGGGCTGCGCCCCGGTAAGCGGGTGCTGCGCACCAAGCGGTGGTTCCAGGGGCAACGGTCGGTCGGCGGCGAAATCACCATGGAGCTCGGCACCGTGTCGTTCGGCCGGTGGTTCAAGCACGCGTTCGGCGCGGTGAGCACCGCGCAGCCGGACGCCACGAACGCGCCGACGGTCTACAAGCACACGTTCACCCCCGGCCCGCCACCGCCCGGCCTGACGATCCAGGTGGGCCGACCGGACACCGCCGGCACGGTGCACCCGTTCACCTACACCGGCTGCAAGGTGTCGAGCTGGACGTTGTCCAGCGCCATCGGCGAGATCGTCACTCTCGCCGTGACGGTCCTTGGCCGCGACGAAACGACCGCCACGCCGCTTGCCACCGCCAGCTACCCGGCAAACCTCGACCTGCTCACGTTCGTCGAGGGCAGTCTCACCGTGGCCGGCAGCGCGCACGAAATGCGGTCGATCAACCTGCAAGGCACCAACGGGCTCGCCGATGACCGGTACGTGCACGGCTCGCGGCTGCGCAATGAGCCGTTGGAGATCGGCGCGGAAGGCTCGCAGGCCCGGGTCTACAGCGGCACGATCGAGGGCGAGTTCAGCAACCTCACCGCCTACAACCGGTTCGTCAACGGCGATGAGGCCGAGCTTGTGTTGCTGTTCGCCGGCGCGAACATCGCCGGCGCGTTCAACTCCGAAGTGAAGATCACCGCGAACGTCCGGTTTGACGGCACCACGCCGAACGTGCCCGACGGCAACGTGATCATGCAAACGTTGCCGGTCAAGGTCATCGACAACGGCGCCACGTCGATCAAGCTGGAGTACCAGACCACCGACGCGACGGTGTGAGCGGTGCCGGCGCGCGTCGAGATCAAAGGCACCGGCGACTTTCGGAAGGCCGCGGCCGAGCTGCGCGCCGCGGGCGACGGCCGGTTGCGTCGGGAGATGGGCCGCAACATGCGCGCCGCGGCGCGACCGGCTGTCAACGCCGCGCAGGACAACGTGCGGTCGCTCAAAGCGCCGGCGACCGGCCGGGGCGGTGGCGGGCAGCAGCGCCGCGAATTCGCCATGTCGCGCACCCGGTCGCGCTCCGAGCGAGCCAAGCGCAAGGCGTTCGAGGGTCGCGGGCTGCGGGCGACGATCGCCCGTGCGGTGCGGTTGCAGATGTCCACCGGCGCCCGCTCGGCGTCGGTGCGCATCCGCACGCAAACCCGCTTCCTGCCCGAAGACCAGCGCAAGTTGCCGAAGTACATGGACGACGGCCGGTGGCGTCACCCGGTGTTCGGGAACCGCGACCGGTGGGTGACGCAAACCGCTCGCCCTGCCGGCTGGTTCGAGTCGGCGATGCGCCGCCACGGTCCACGCGTCCGTGACGGCGCCGCCAAAGCAGTGAACGACATCATCAACAAGCTCGCGAAGTGAGGTAGCAGTGCCACGTGCAGAGTTCCAGTTCACGTTGGGCGAGTCCCGTTGGCCGTTGGATTTCGCCGAGATCACTATGAGCGAAACCGTGCAGCTGGAAAAGCTCGCCGGCCGCGACATCCCGGGCGTGACGTTCCCTCGACTGGCTGCGCTTTTCACCGAGCAGTCCGCGCTGGCGCGGCACGCGTTTTTCTGGCTGGCTCGCGTGAAGTCCGGCGAGAAACTCGACTACGACTCGCCGGTGCTGAACGTCAAGTGGTCCGATCTGGTTGTGACCTACCTCGGCGGTGACGCCGACAAGCAGCCGCAGGAAACGCCGGACCCTACCAAGGAGACGCCGCGGAAAGCGTCTCGTACCAAGACCGGCTAACCCGCTACAAGCCGTGGTTTTTGCACCTGTGGCACATGCACCCGGCAGACGCCGGCCGGCTGACGGTCGACGACTTCTGGATGTGCGTGGACCTGGTCGAAGAACACAAGCGCGCCCACGTCGAGGCGCCACCGATTGCCACTAGGGGGCGATGATGGCAGCCACGCGCGATCTGGTGTTCACCGTGCTCGGCATCGACCGCGCGTCGAACACCTTCGACAAGGTCGGCGACTCGATCGACCGCATGGGCAACCGCGCCACGAAGGCACTCGCCGGTGTGGCCGGTGGGTCGGCCGTTGCGGCTGCCGGTGTCGCTGCCGCGGTTGGCGCCTTGCCGTTGGCGTTCATCGGCATGGGTGCGGTCGCGCTGCGGGAAAACGCCGCCGTACGCGGCAGTTTCCAGGACCTGTCCGAGACTGTCCGCACTGGACTGATGGCTGATGCCGCGCCACTGGAATCGGCGTTCGTCGGCGCGGCGGATGAGATGGGCTCGGCGTACGAGCAGCTGCGCCCACTGATGCGGGACGCCTTCGCCGCCTCGGCGCCCTACGTGGCAACGTTGACCGACGGCGTGACCGACTTCGCGCGCAACGCCATGCCAGGCATGGTCACCTCGGTGGAGCGTGCCGGGCCGGTCGTCGACGGCATGGCGTCGCTGATGGCCGACGCAGGTGTCGGCGTCGGCGACTTTTTCGAGATCGTGGCTGGCGGCTCGGAAGACGCCGGGCTCGGCGTCGAGCACCTCGGCCAGCTCGTCGCCGGCGTGCTGCCGGAAGTCGGCGGCGTGCTGGTCGGTCTCACCGGGGTGTGGGCCGAGCACGGCGATGAGGTCGCCGACGTCGTTACCCGGATCATCGGCGTCATAGGCGACATGTCCGGCGGTGCGCTGCCGGTGATGTCCTCGGCCGTGGGTGTCGCGCTCGACGTGCTCTCGGGCGTGCTCAACGTCATCGAGCCGCTGTCGGGCGCGCTGGGGCCGCTGATCGGCATGTGGCTGTCGCTGGCGACCGCGATGCGCGGGATCCGCGCCGTGCGGGAAGTCGTCGCGGGGGCCGCCACGTCGATGATTCAGTTCAGCGACAACACACGTCGCGCCGCCGGCAGTGGCAGTCTGATGCAGACCGCCGGCCGCGGCATGCTCGGCGTGCTGGGCGGCCCGTTCGGCGTCGCGCTGGCCGCCGCAACGATCGGGCTCGCCCTGTTCGGGTCGGCCAGCCAGAGCGCGGAGGGCGACCAGCGGTCGTTGTCGTCGGCGCTGCGGGATTCCGCCGGGGCGTTCGACTCCAATGCCCGCTCGGCCATCATGCAGTCCGAGCAGTACCAGTCCATTGCCGGATCGGTCGAGGCGGCCGGGCTGTCCCACCAGGAGTACATCGACGCTCTGATCAGCGGCGGCCCCGCGCTCGATGGTGTGCGTGCCAAGCTGCAAGGGCAGGTGCAAGCGGCCTACGAGGCACAGGGCAGTTTCACCGGGGTGTCCGGGTCCTTGCGGGAGCAGTCCGACGCGTCAACGGATTTGCTGCTGGCCACCGACGGACTGCGCGGCACCATCGTGGGCGCGATCGACGATCAGCGGCAGTACACCGATGCGGTGTACGGCGCGGACTCGGCGATGAGCCGAGCGGTTCCCGGCGCGGACTCGCTACGCGAGGCGATCAACACGCTGAAGAACTCGACTGCGGACACCGCCGACCGCGTCGACGCGCTCAACGCCGCCTGGCAACAACTGTTCGGCGTGCAAATCTCGATGGACGAGGCCACCGCCCGGTTCGAAGAGGGCCTTGACAACCTGCGGGAATCCCTCGACAGCGTCCGCGGTGGCACAGCCGGCTGGCAGGCGGCACTGTTCGCCGCCGACGGACAGATCAATCTGACCACCGAGGAAGGTCGGGAGCTGCACGACAACCTTGTGCAGCAGGGCGACCAGTACCGGACGTTGGCGCAGACCGCCTACGACACGGCATTGCGCCAGGGGCAGTCGCAGCAGCAGGCCGCCGCAGCGGCGGTGTCCGCCTCGGAGCAGCGCCGCGGGCAGTTCATCGCCGAGGCGATGCAGATGGGGTTCACCGCCGATCAGGCGCGTGCGCTCGCAGACCGGTATTTCGG